TAGCCATGCGTAAGAACTATGGCTGAGCGTAAGCGAGATAAACAACCGCCAAAGACTAAGAAGTATTTCCGCTCCACTAAAAAGGGAGCGGGGATGACTAAGGCAGGTGTGGCTCGATATCGTAGAGAGAACCCTGGTAGTAAATTAAAAACGGCTGTTACGAAGAAGAAAAACTTAACAGCTAAAGATAAAGCAAGACGCAAGTCTTTTTGTGCTAGAAGTGCCGGTCAGATGAAGAAATTTCCAAAGGCAGCAAAAGATCCAAATAGCCGTTTGCGACAAGCTAGAAGACGGTGGAGATGTTGATGAAAGAAGTATTATTAGGCGTTACCACAATGGGAGTCTTTGGTGTTTTGTCTTGGATGGCATTCACTTTGATCACTGTAGATAAAAGAACAGAAGTTATGTCCGTAAAGATTGAACAGAACAATGAGATGCTGAAGCCTCTTTGGGAGGACTTTATTAGAAGGAGTGCAACGTATGACAATAAGGAGATCAAACATGGCGAAGCAAGTGTCAAAATCTGGAAGTAAAAAAGATGCGTGTTACCACAAGGTAAAAGCTCGGTATAGGGTTTTCCCTTCAGCGTACGCATCGGGAGCCATTGCAAAATGTCGAAAGGTTGGAGCAGCCAACTATGGAAAGTCCACGAAGAAAAAAGCTATGGGTGGAACTATAGAGGCAGATCAGCCAAGAAAAAGACCGTTACCGAGAGGGTATAAAAACGGTGGTAACATTATTATTGCCAGAGGTTGTGGTATGGTTGAAGGGAATAAGAGAAAAGAGACTGTTATAACCTAATGGCTGTTCGTAAGACAAAAAAGGGACTTGCCCTCAAGAGATGGTTTAAAGAGGACTGGAAAGATGTTCGAACGGGTAAGAAATGTGGCAGACAAAAAGGGGAAAAGAGGGGCACTCCATATTGTAGACCCTCAAAAAGAATTAGTAAAAAAACCCCTAAAACAGTTTCCGAGATGTCAGCTTCTGAAAAGAGAAAGAGGATAGCTCAGAAAAAAAGGCTTGGTCAACCTGCGGGTAAGCCAAGAAGAGTTCAATCAGCAAGAAGGAGAAAAACAAAATGATCCGACAACGAAAAAAAATGGCGATGAAGAAGAAGGGCGGTCGTATTGCCATGAAAAGCAAAGGTGGCAGAATCGCTATGAAGAAGAAGGGCGGTCGTATTGCCATGAAGAGTAAAGGTGGACGTATTGCCATGAAGAAGAAGGGCGGTAAGATCGCTATGAAGAATGGTGGTGTAGCTATGACTGTAGCAGCAGCAAAGAAGTTGCTAAAGCAAAAAGGCTTCACAGTAACAAAAACGAAGAAAAAGAAGTAATGAATGGCTTATTTACAAAGCAACATCCCACACTTCAAGTGTTGGGTGCGGAGAGAGTATACTCACAATCACGAGAAATATCATGGGGAATTTCTACACGCTATGGCGATTGCAGTTACAACCATGCCGAACAGATGTCTAAGTTTTCAAATCATCTTCACGGGTTGTGAGGTTGATGATGACGAGAACCAACCGAACGTACATGGAGGAGCGATGTGGGCGAGGATGCCTATAACAGCCTTGGCGGGAGACTTTGATTTTGAAGAGTTTCCAGAGCCAATGCCTACATACCTAGCACAGCCTTGGGATTGTGCCTCACATCACCATGCAGTATATACTTTGGATAGGGCAACACCGTGTCCCTGGTTAGCAAAGATAGGATCAGATTTTGTTCCTGCTAAATATTTGTTTACTGTGGATTATACGGAGAGTGAGATAGCAGATGACCCTGCACAACACAAACAAAGTCATGTTCTACAGTTATTAGAAGCAGGAAACTACACTGGTAACATCGTGGCTTTACCTAATAATCGTGTAAGGGTAACACATCCCGCATGGTTTGAGACTGGAGAAGGTCCTCCAGATTTTAAACCCACTCAGCACATTCACTACTCAAAGTCTGACTTGGATTATGTATTGGACGTAAATCAAATTTTTGATAATATGTACGCAACGAATGAAGAGGACGAGTAAATGGCAACATCCAGTTCAAGGGATTTTGATCTTGACGTAGCAGAGATCATAGAGGAGGCATATGAGCGGTGTGGATTAGAGGTTCGCACGGGTTATGACGCTAAGTCGGCACGACGATCTATGAATCTTATGTTTGCTGATTGGGCAAACAGAGGTCTTAATCTTTGGACTGTAACACAAGCGACACAGTCCCTTACATCTGGAACGGCAACGTACACGTTTACAAATAATTTTACAGATTTATTGGACGTGGTGATTAGGGACTCTAATAGCACTGACTTTTCCATAACAAGGATATCTAGGAGTGAGTACCTAAATATTCCTAACAAGACCTCGACGGGTCGTCCTAGTCAGTTTTTTTATGATCGACAAATAACTCCAACCATAAACTTATGGCCCACACCAGATTCTTCTGATTTTACTTTGGTGTATTATTTTGTAAACAGAATACAAGATGCTGATACGTTACAGAATACAACAGATGCTCCGTTTCGTTTCCTCCCTTGTATGGTAGCGGGGTTAGCATATTATACTTCGTTAAAGAAGGCACCTGAAAGGACACAGCTTCTGAAGGTTGTCTATGAGGAGGAGTTCCAGAGAGCAGCAGACGAAGATGAAGATCGAGTATCTCTTAAACTACAACCTAGCATTCAATACTTGAGGTCTACCTAATGCCTAGATACGCATCAAACAAAAGAGCTTACGGGATATCAGATCGTTCTGGGTTTCGATATAGGTTACGAGACATGCGTATGGAATGGAATGGATCGTTAGTGGGAAGAGACGAGTACGAGGCAAAGCATCCTCAACTAGATCCCTCTAGAATAATTGCTGACCCTCAAGCGTTGAGAATATCACGACCAGATACAGCACAAGAAACAACAGCGTTCGTTGTGTATACGAACTCTGGAGATGGTATAATAGGATTTAAAATGGATACGTTTGAAGCAACAGCTAGTCTTGGAACGGTGACGGTGACAACATCATGAGTTTTACATTTGCAACATTAAAGACAGCGATTCAAGATTACACAGAAAACACGGAGACTACGTTTACTAATCATTTATCTGACTTTATAAAAGGAGCCGAAGAACGTATTTTTAAAACAGTTGATCTTGAGTTTTTTAGAAAGAATGTGACGGCATCAACCACATCTAGTAATAGATTCCTTGCTGTTCCTAGCGATTACTTAGCCTCTTTTAGTTTGTCTGTCACAAGTTCAAGCAACAAAAGCTTTTTGTTACAGAAAGACGTAAACTATATTGAGGAGTATAATCCAAATGCGTCCACTACGGGTTTGCCACAGTATTACGCTCTTTTTGATGTGGAAAATTTTATTCTGTCTCCTACACCAGATCAAGCGTACTCAGTGGAGCTTCATTATTATTTTAGACCTAACAGTCTAACTGCGGGATCAGACTCTGGCACAACCTGGTTAAGCACTAACGCTCCTTTTGCTATGTTGTACGGCAGTCTAATAGAAGCGTACATTTTTATGAAGGGTGAACCAGACGTTATGAAGATGTATAACGATAGATTTATGGAATCATTATTACGATTAAAAGAATATGGGGAGGCTCGTGAAAATAGTGACGCATATAGACGAGGACTACCAGAAAGGCCCAGAACATAATGCTTATGGAAATGAAGAAAGAACCGATTGTCGAGATACACACCACAGACAATCGAGGATTTACACCCGAAGAGGTGGCAAAGAGATGTGTGGATAAAATAGTTGAAGTGGGAGATAGTGCCCCTCCCGCCATACGCGACCAGGCGAGAGCGTTTAAGGATCATTTAGAGAAAGTTATAGCGTTTTATATGAAAGAGGCTATAAACTCTGATAGAGTAACAGTGTATAATGCAATCAAAGATGCGGGGTATGATAAGCTCGCAGAACATATAAGGAGAATGTAATGGCTTTTTCTGGTAACGCACTCTGCTCCACGTTTAAGAAGGAGTTGTTAGAGGGCACACACAACTTTGCAAACGGTGGCAACTCTTTTAAGATTGCTCTTTTTACAAACTCACAAGCGGGTAATGACAATCTTGGTGGCACAAGCACTACAATGGATGCTACCGTTACAGGATATTCAAGCTCTGCGAGTAACGAGGTTGGTAACTCTGGCGATTATTCTGCCGGTGGAGGTGCTCTAGGAAGTCAAACAGTTAGTGGATCACAAACACAAACAACAGCGTTTGTAGATTTTGCTGATAAAACTTTTGGATCTGCTACGATCACAGCGAGAGGAGCATTAATATATAACGACACAAACAGTGACAAAGCTGTGTGTATATTAGATTTTGGATCAGACAAGTCATCCTCCTCTGGGAACTTTACCATAGTATTCCCCAGTGCAAGTACAAGTGATGCGATAATAAGGATAGCGTAATGGCATTTGTAATAGCAGATAGAGTTCGTGAAACGACAACAACAACAGGGACGGGCACAATCACCTTGGCAGGTGCGGTCACTAACTTTGAAACTTTTACTGCTAATCTATCTAATTCTGATACCACCTATTATGCTATTGTTGATAATACAAATGGTGCTTTTGAGGTTGGTCTAGGAACATTTACAGCCTCTGGAACTACATTAGCACGATCTGTAATAGCGAGTTCTAACAGCAATAACCTAGTTGATTTTGGTGCAGGAACGAAAGAAGTGTTTATTACAGTGCCTGCCAGTAAGATAGTTGTTGAAGATGGTAATGACAATGTTTCTGTCGGTGGTGATGTATCTGTAGGTGATGATCTTACTGTCTTAGGTGGGGTTATAGATTTTAAATCAAACAGTGGCTCACCTGCTTCTCTTAAAATGTACTGTGAATCATCTAATGCACACTTTCAAACATTACAGCCACAGCCTCATTCGGCAAGTGCATCAAACACATTAAGGCTCCCTAACAGTGGTTCTAGTGACACGCAAGATTTGGTTGCTGTAGACGTAACACAAACCCTTACAAATAAAACATTAACAACACCAACAATAAATGGAGCCACCATTGGTTCTTCTAATTTAGCTACGTCTAGTAATGGTGATATAAACTTTGCACCGAATGGCACAGGTAAGATCGTTGTAAGAGGTAACACTAATCAGGGTAAAATTGTACTAAACTGTGAAAGCAATAGCCACGGACAAACAATTATAGCTGCACCACACTCTGAAAGTGCCAACAATACGCTAACCCTACCTAGTACAGGTGGCGATGCTCGATTAGTGTCAACAGCTTCTACTGCCACTCTTACCAACAAAACTTTTGGCGATAACGTAAGTTTTGGTGACAATAATATCACAAACGTAGGCGATATAGCTGTGGACTCAATAAGTCCAGATGGCACAGATATAAACGTAGCCGTGTCCGACAACTCAGCTACAGCGTTTACAATCAAACAAGGGTCAGACAACTATCTCGTTGTGGATACAGGGGATGGTGGTGAATCTGTAGCGATAGGCACAGGTGTATCAGGAACTGCCATATCTATAGGTCATACGACATCAGAGACAACAGTAAACGATAATCTTACAGTTACAGGTAATCTTACCGTTAGTGGCACAACCACAACAGTAGACAGCACAACCATAAACGTCCAGAACACTTTAGTGTTTGAGGGTTCTACAGCTAACGATCACGAGACAACACTGACAACTGTCGATCCTACAGCCGACAGAACAATAAATCTGCCTAACCAATCAGGTACTTTGCCCGTTCTTGCAGCAGCTAGTACAACACAGATCACATCAACTCCAGAGGAACTAAATTTATTAGACGGAGGAACTTCTGTAGGTGGCTCTATAACAATAGCTGACAGTGACGGTATAATCGTTAATGATGGTGGCACAATGAAATCT